TAAAGTACATTTTTTTTTCTTGATTATTACATCCTATTTCGTTGTTAACTATATTTTTTAGTTTATCATTGATAGAAGCAATACTAGTAATCGGTATAACTACTTCTACTGCACTTTTTTTACGTTCTAATACACTATTCATTCCTATAGAAGTAATCATACTTCTATCATGGCGGCTAGCGAATTGCCAAAAATTCATTTTAACACTAAGTTCTTTGGCATCTAAAATTTGATGTTCATTCCACGGAAATATTAGATACTGCCAAAATGCTCTTCCACCTTCGTCAATAAATGTTTGTGCATTTTCCATTATCTTAGACCACGTGGTATTCTGTCTATATAAATGATTTGTGTCTTCTAGACCATCTATGCTAAACTTAACAACATGTTTATAATTCTTTTTTAATACTATAGCTAACTTTTTCCAGTAACCTTTGCTACGTAAACTAGCATTAGTATGAATAATAATTGTATATTTTTTTACTTCACTGGCGAATTCTAAAAAATCTAAGAACTCTGGATGCATCAACGGATCGTCTATGGTTCCACAAAACTCTAACTCTTCTACAGTGGCAAATTCTGGTGCTAGTAATATCTTTTTAAATATATCAAATTTAATGTATTGTTTGTCGGGGATTTGAAATTTTTTATTATTAAACGTATTCGAATCTGTGCGAACACAACCCAGACACAATGCATTACACATACTACTGAGCTCAAATTGTAATTTAGTTGGAATTGTTAAGTAGTCCATTTTGGTATCATTACGTCGGAGGTGCACATGCACCATTCTGTTTGACATTTGTCACTGTTGGTTGGAAGTTTTGTAAAATCTTTTAAAGCAGAAATTGTTTTTGCTTGTTTGCAAGCAGATTGTTTAATAAATCCAAAAGGATCTATGCTGATATGATCCACACCCATATTACATTCCCAACCTATAAAAGAATTTTTTCTATTATTAACATATTCTACTTCATTAAGAGATTCCGAAACGCCGTTAATATCTATAAATGTTTGTCCGAAAGTATTATCATTTATTGGGGGGAAATGTGTCGAGCTATATCTAACATGGCTGTTTTCTTCTAACCATTTTAGTTGCTCAGGAGAATAGGTGTAACTATCCGAAAAATCATTAGTATCTCTTTTAAACACTCTACTAGCAGATAATGTTACATTTTCTATTTTTTGAAATCGATTATATGCGTTCACTGATTTATCCCACAACGGAGGATACATCAATGTAAATACACCAATATTAGTCTGAGTGCCTATATAAGCCATTTTTTCATAAATATCATCTGTGACAAATTCAGGATGATAACTAACTGTAACTTTAAATATCTTAGAGGCATATTGTTCCCACCAGTTCAGACTTCTACTGCAATTAGTACTAAGATATGTACACCATCCGTGCTCGTGACAAAAGTCTAAAATTGGTTCTAAATTATGACTAATGGTTGGTTCACCTCCATTGATAAACATATGAACATTTTTGTCTTTTACCTGTTGATATAATTTATTAAGAAAATTTATAACAATTTCTTTATCAGTATCTTTATCGTATATTTCGTTATTGCCGCGGTGCAATAGTGGCGGACAATAGCTACAATGATATGTACACAATGAATTTAATGTCCAATCAATGATAAATCTGTTTGCGTTGTTAAATATTTTTTTCATTAATTGCCACTAACCATGGAAAAACTAGTTTCCAATCTGTATTTCTTCTTCGGTCTAGTTCGTCTAGACGATCTTTTAATTCTGTAATCTTAGTAGGATTAGCAGGACTATTATCTATTTCATTAAATATACCTTTTGCATATTCTGCTGATACCGGATCATGCTTAAACATAATTTTATTCATTTCTAGAATTTCTTCTATATTCTTAGAATAAGTTCCGTTAGGCATAATATGAGGATCAAATATAATAGGATCTATACATTTATTATAGTTAACCGATACTTGTTTTATTTTTTGCCACTCTATTACTTTTTCGATTAGTTCTTTGATATACGGGATGCTTAAAGAACTAACTGTCCAGTTCATTGTTGGTATAATGTCTTCGCCGTGTTCTACTAAGTATTGCATGTTTGTTTCAAATGTTTCCATGTCCATGCCGTATCTAACATATTCAGTGGCAGCACCCCAGCAATCAATACTGGCAACAAATCTAACTTCTTTAACTGTTTTTGCAAGTTCTTTTAATTTTTCTATTCCACGCTTAAACAATACTGGTTTGACTTGCATGTTGCTATAAATTTCAACATCGCATTCTAAATTAGGATGTGCTATCATCCAATCAACACATTCCCACGTTTCAGTTTGTATAAAAGGTTCGCCGCCTAGTAAGTCAAATGCTTTTAAACTAGCATAGTTTTCATCCATCCACTTATAGAACTTTTCTACTTTAGATTTATATGTGCTATCCAATTCCCACGGATCAAATTCATAACTACCCTTTTGTCCGTGTTCCCATTCCTCTTTAACCCAAGCACTACTTAAATTTGGACCGCAATATAAACATTTTAAATTACATTTATTATTGAAATGAACGCTAATCTGAGTGGGTTTAATTTTTGTTAACAAGGGATCTTTGTAAACTTCTATTGGAACATAACGTTTATTTGACTCTCTTGAAAGGAAATTAATTCTATCACTCATGCCGCCGGCTTGTTCTTGATCTTTACAATGTTCGCAACCATTGCCATCCGCAGGCCATTCGCCATTTAACATTTTCTGTCTATGTGTTTGCAGTAAAGGCGTATTATGAAAATCGTAATCATCTGGAATTTGTCTAGGTAAATTTCTATGACAACTACTGCTGGTATTATCCCAAAGATATAAACTGACCTGGCTCCATTTTTGTAAGCATACTGTTTTTCCTTGCGGAGGGAACCATTTTCCTATAGACATTGTGATAATCCTTAATTCTAAAATATTTAGTACTTTAAACTAATCTTTCGTCAAACCAGTCGATATATTCAGGAAATACTATTCTCCAGTCAGTGTTTTTTATGCTATCCATGTTTGTAATTGCTTTTCTAAAAATATTTGCGTTTGGAATATCGTTTTCGATCATTGTTGTCAAATTCTCATAAAAATGATTTTCAAATTTATCATCTAAGTTGTTTGACTTTATATAATCCTCGACCTCAATCAAGTGAGATTTAAATCTATTGTCTAGGATATTGATTCTATAAAAATTCTGATTTACGTAATTATAGATAAATCTAACATTATACTTGGCAAAATACTTGACAAAGTCTATCATATTAACCACACTAAACGCATTCAGTGTCATTCTAACACTGATATCATCGGCATTGCTACGATGAACTTTAAAATTTTCTTCAAACTTTGACCATACTAATCCATGTCTAACATATTCTGCTCGCTGTTCAATATTTTCAAGACTAAGAATAATCGAAACTCTAATTCTATTTCTGTTCTTACTTTTTTTTATGTTTTCATAAAAATTTAAAATTTGTTCTGTTTTACCAGAAGAGTTAGTTGAAATATTAATACGAGCGGTATTTTTATCATTTTTTAATAGAAAAGTTTCAACTAACATTAAAATATCTTCTTCAAACTTGTTAAGCAAAAAAGGTTCGCCGCCAGTTAAACTTAACATAAATTCATGTAAATTATCTGGAGAATTTTTAATAAATTCATTGATGTGACCCAAGTTTATATCATCATTCCTTGTTACCATACTGTCAATCATTTCGCCAGTTTTTTCATCTACCCATATTTTATATTTTTGAATAGTAGAACTTAAATGCGCTGTACAATAAAAACAAGCTAAATTGCAAAGACTTGTAATCTGTAAATTAATGGCTAGTTGCTTTTGTATTTCAGAATTATTAACTATTTGCCTAAAACTTAATAAATTCTTATCTTCATAATCCCAACATTCCTTACAGCTAGAAGTTTTTATTCCCTTCGATAAATCTGTACGTGCTTGAACTGTTTGTGAATTTAAATCAAAATAGCGATGCTGTAAGTTTTTAAACTCAACGGAGTTAAAATTAACTGGTTCAATTTTACAACAATGACTAATTTGGCCGCTGAATAGATTTACGTCATAAAAATTTTCAAGGCTTTTGCATATAATTGGAGCCGTCATTTGAATTGTTCCTTAAAGGCATCATATTTATTGCCGCACGTCTTAGCACATACAGCTAACTTGCCTTCAGCACAACTCGGCTTATCCCATGATTCTGGGATTACTTCTTGTATAAATTTACCATTAATGACATCATTCAACTCATGAACACGCAAGTCTAATGAATCTAAACCAGCTTCATTAATAGCATTCCATATTTGGCCACCTTGTTCTTTCCAGTACCATACATACATTTGTCCAGCTGTCCAACAGCATGGCTGTAAGTATCCTTCTGCGGTAATGTAAATACTTTTTTCTTCGGCAACCTTACATTTAATTTCAACAGAGTCCCAATATTTTTCCATGTCTTTTTTCTTAACAGGATCTAAATTAAATTTTTGTTGTCCTATCTTGCCTTCTAATTCGGCAACTGTTGTCATGAAATCAATTTTGATTTCACCTTTATCTTTACTTAGGCTTTCTAATTGTTTTAATGCAGAGTTTTGATATTCTGGATTAGTGGGCATACTTAACATTTGCGTAGTTCCGCCTTTGCGATTACCTGCTTGATGTTCTGCTTTTACTGCACCTCGAGTGTTACTAAAGAATCTATTTGACTTTTTGACATTGAACTTTTCAAAGCCCATAGACTCTGCCAATGCTCTGGCTTCCTCAACTTGATGTTCATTGTGTCCGAACACAATATAATCCCAACGTGCTCTGCCTCCAGCGGCAATAAATGCTTCGGCATTACGCATAATGTTTTTCCAAACAGTTCCTTGCCTGTACAAGTGGTTAGTATCTTCTAAACCATCTAAGCTAAACACTACATAGTGACTTTTTCCCATGGCTGCTGGTAACTTACTCCACCATTCGGGAGTCTTGGCACTAGCATTTGTATGAAAGCTAAGTTGCATTGAACTGTTATGACCGCGAATATATCCAAATATTTCCAAGGTATCACGTGCGCTGATAGGATCACCATAGTTGCCACACATGTACAATCTTTTTAGCTGTTTAATGAACTCAGGCTTTAGAATTGTTTTGACATCATCTAAGCTAAGTTCAGCATCGTGTAATTGCGGATTTACTTCGCCGCCGTTGATATTGCGAGCGCATTGAGGACAACTGGCATTACAGCGTTCTGTAACTTCTAAATGAACTGTAGTAATTTCATCAGCTTTATACATTACTTTACACCGTATACCATAAATCTGCTATAGCTATCAAAGTTATATTCTCCTCTAAAGTATGTTTTAGAAACTGGATACTTTCTTAAAAACTCACCGAGGTGAGCAGATTTGTTAATATGATCAGCATCATCCATGTTATTGCTTTGAATTAAAACTGTTGTTCCTGGTTTTAATTTTTCATACCAATCAAGAGACATGTGTTCTGCACTAGTATTGATTATTAAATCAAAATTTTGTAAAGCTCCATTTATTACAATGTCACCTTGACTATCAATAATGTAATTAGCATCTGCATTATTGATAATAACGTTAGGATTAAACAACTTAGCATCTTCGTTGACATTAGGATCAACGTCAACAGAATACAAGTTGTTTATTTTAATATTCTTAAAAAATAAAGTATGATGCGTAGTCCACCCGCCCAATAGTAAAACATTTTCAGACTTGTTCTTAAATTTAGACAATGTATCACCAATCCATATCTTACTAAGAATTTGCGTTTTACTAAAAATAGAAGCAATTAATTCTTCTTTGCCCCGAGCAAACAATGTTGACAAAAGTTCACAAAAACGGTCTTTAGGAAATGCAGAATCTAAAAGAAATAATGTAAGTTCTATATTTAAATTTTTTTGTATACAAAGTGTAGCATACATGTTTAACCTATCTGTTCTTCTATCAACAGGTAAATTATTATAATCATATGCTATTAGTTCTTTAAGAGCCCATGGTCCGTCAGTTTCGTTGTGATTCTGTATATTAATTAAATGTTTTACAAATTTTTCTTTTGCTGTGTCATTTATATAATTAAAGTATTTTTCTAAACCAAAAGTTATTTGTTTACTCATTTAGACCTATCCATTCTACAAATTTTGATTCTAACCATGCAAAATCATTGACTAAAGTAAAATCTACATACTTAGACTTTGCATAAGCAATACCCTGTCTAGCACCTTGTATAGCAAAGTATCCGTATTGTGTTTCTAACCCTGCTTCACACCACATTGTTAAACGCTCTTGGCTTTCAGTATCGTTATTATTCTTATTAATGCCCGCACTTAGTTTAACTGCTTCACGGAATGCCGTACGCCATGTTGCATATGGACTGTAGTTAAATCTATGCTCACTGGCTAGTATGTTTAACTTGATATAGTGATCAGCTAGTGTAGTAGTCATATCAGGACGATCTAGTCGTTCTGCACTAAAGCAATCTTTGCTGAATAATTTAATACCGCCATGCCCGTATACTAATCCATTTATAGGATTCTTTGCTCTAAATACTGCTACACTTTTTGGTTTTAATTCGATTTGTTTATCGAATGTAAAGCTATCGACAATCCAGCAATCAGCATCTACTACATAGAATCTATCACCTTCACATAAACCGGCAATATGTTTATGACTTTCAAATATATTCCCAACAGCGGCAACTGCAACTGCATTGTCGGTTTTAGTCTGCAGACGTTCCCAATTCTCATTTAGATTGACTTCGTTGGTATACAAAAAATAAACAGGTGTCATTTTAATATTTCGGTAAAGTAAATCCGTACATTGGCAAAGCACTTTGATTTAATAGTGCAGGCCAACCTATGCCTTTTCCTGGACTGACATGTACATGCTTGAACCATACACTCTGATCGGCATCTAGTTCGACTAATGGTAATTTTAATTCTTTTATTAAATCTGTCATAAGTTTGTGACTATGGTCATTGATATATTCACCTTGATTTAATTTTTTAAGTTGTTTTTCCCAAAACTTATTAAACCAATCATAGTCAGAAATAACAGTATGGTCAAAGTTTTTAACATATAGCATATAGGCAGCCAGTCTAGCGCCGTATATAACCCAATCACCATTTTCGACATCACGGCCAATGGTCATCCATATCAACCAACGTGCAAAGTTAGCCGGATACATTTTATGTTTAAAATCTGCAAGCGGAACTTTCTTGCCTTGATCTAGGCCCATTTTAATACCTTCACGGAAACCTGCTCTAAATGCTTGTTTAGCACTGGTATTATTATGTACAACTCCATATGTATTATTCATTTGTTTATATTGATCGGCGTCCCAGCAAAAGTCTACATTATGCGTGTCATCACCGTCATCTGCCGCTTCGTGACTTTTCATATTCACAACATGCTTTGCATACCACAACTTGACACCACCATTACCATAGACTAAGCCATTAACAATATTACGGCTACTCCAACTTAGCGTAGCATGTTTTATTTCGTTAGTAAGTTCTACACTTTTTTTCCATATTTCTTTATCTACTCGACAATCAGCATCAACTGTAAAAAATCTTGATGTTCCTGCCACTAATGCCGCAGTTTTATGTGCGGCATCAAATCCTTTGACACCGTGTACACGATGTATTAAATCAGGATTAGGATGATCTGCTTTTAAAAACTCGAAATTTTCATCAGCATTGGGTTCATCGTAGCTTAAAAATACAACCGGAAAAGTTTTTAACTCTGCTTTACCTAATTTTTCAAAGGTTTTATCATCTAAAGAATTTATTAAACTCATTTCTCATCCATTCATAATCATTTATTAATTTTAGTTTTTCAATATTATCAAAAAACTGCTCGCCATACTTTTTGCCTTGTATTGCACCTTGGATACAATATTTTCCAAACTTATTTTCTTCGCCCACAGTAGTCCATACCTGTAATCTATATTCTGCTTCTGCACGAATTTTTGTTCCTTCATCGTAAGTTATCTTAGACAATACATTTTTATTAGTTAAATTAGACGATAGTTTAGCACATTCTCGAAAGGCACTTCTAAATGTATTAAATTCGTCATAATTAAATGCAGTAATATTACTAACTTCATTGAAGACTTTTGTATTTAATCCAAAGCCTGTGGTAAAATCAATGACATCTTTATCTACTCCTAATAAAGGTTGCTTAGGTAGTATTTTAACACCTCCGTGACCATAAATCAAGTCATTTATAGGATTTATACTTGACCAAACACAGATACAATCACTTTCAGGCCTTCCCCACCATTTGTTGTGTTTACTAGGAGTGAATCTAAAATCAAAGCCTTCGACAATAATAGCATCACTGTCTACTACATAAAAGTTAT